TTAAAAGTTATACTGAAACAGACTCTAATGTTTTAACAGATGCTGTTTTAGAAAACATTATTTTAAATGCACAGTATCGAATATTTAGAGATGTTCCTGTTGATGCAGATAGAAAACAACAATTAGGTAATTTTGCAGCTGGACAAGAATCTATAAATGCCCCAGCAGGATGTCTGTTTGTCAGAGGTATACAAGTTTATGATACTAATGGATCAGCTATTACAGGAGCTAACAGATGGCTAGAAAAAAAAGATATGACCTATCTTCAAGAATATCAGGATGTAACCGGAACCTCCGCAGCCCAAGGTCAACCTAAATATTACGCTATGTTTGGTGGTGCAACTGGCGATACAGATACCACATCTGGTAGAATATTTGTGGCTCCTACACCAAATACCACATACAGATTTAGAATTCATTTTAATAAAATGCCAAATCTTTTAGAGAATGATGATACTAATTATATTAGTCTTAATTTTCCTAATGGTCTTTTATATTGCTGTTTATCAGAGGCTTTTAGCTTTTTAAAAGGTCCGATAGATATGTTGACTTTATATGAAAATAAATATAAACAAGAGGTAGAGAAGTTTGCTAGTGAGCAAATTGGTAGAAGAAGAAGAGACGATTATACTGACGGTGCAATTAGAATTCCTCTACCTTCTCGAACACCATAATAAGGAGTAAAATATGGCAATATCATCAGCAATATGTTCAAGCTTCAAACAAGAGCTTTTACAAGGTAAACACAGTTTTGAGTCTTCAGGAGGTCATACTTTTAAGATTGCATTATTTACTAGCTCTGCATCTTTAGGAGCAGCTACAACTGACTATTCTACTTCAAACGAAATTACAAACACATCAGGATCTGCATATTCTGCAGGTGGAGCAACTTTAACAAACTCAGGTGTGTCTTTATCTTCAACAACAGCTTTTACAGACTTTTCAGATGTAACTTTTACATCTGCTTCTTTCACTGCAAATGGTGCAATGATCTATAATACAACAACAAACGGTGGTTCAGGAACAACTGATGCTGTTTGTATAATTGCATTTGGTGGTGACAAGACAGCTAGTAATGGAACTTTTAAAATAGAATTTCCAACAGCAGATTCTTCTTCAGCAATAATCAGATTAGCGTAGGAGGTCGACTATGTCGACTACTTCAGGATGGGGGCGATTCACCTGGGGACAGGCGTATTGGAATGCAGACACAACTTTAAAAACAGGTTGGGGTGCACAAGCTTGGAATGATGGTGAGTGGGGAGAACTCAAAGACGCAACAATATTTCCAACAGGTTTATCTATAACATCTAATGTTGGCTCAGTTGACATACCAGATCAAATAATTACACCAACAGGACAATCTATTACATCCTCACAGGGAGAGGCTTTTGTTCCTGTTATAGTAGAAGGAGTATCAGCAACTTTTTCTGTTGGATCTATTTCACCTATAGAAATAACAGTAGGACTTACAAGTCAGTCTATAACTGCATCTTTAGGAACACCTGCTGTTGCTGATGTTGTTGGTTTAACAGGTTTAGATATGACTTTGTCACAAGGTAGTGTGACAATACCAAATGATACAGTTCAACCTTCTGGTCAATCAATGACATTGTCACAAGGGACTGCGCAAGGTATTTCTTCACAAGAAGCAACATTAACAGGATTATCATTAAGTGCTAACCTTGGTAGTGTTATAATACCAAATGATGTTGTTCAATTATCTGGATTAGAAGCAGAATTTAGTCAAGGAACTATTGTAGGATTAGGTGGAGCTGTAGCCCAACCAACAGGGCAATCAGCGACAGCTAGTGTTGGATCTTTAACAATAGAAGAGGGTCTAGGATTAACCGGTCAATCCTTTAGTGCTAGTGTAGGATCAATATCTTTAGTTGATATCCAGGTTGGATTAACTGGTCAATCAGCAACATTAAATGTAGGATCAGTAAATATCTTTGCATATGGTGATATTGACACTGGATCGAATACATCTTATAGTAATGTTTCAACGGGTTCGAATACTTCATATTCTAATGTTGCAACTGGATCAAATACAAGTTATAGTGACGCTGCATAGGAGAAAATTATGGCATCAACATTTACACCTTTAGGTGTTGAACTTCAAGCGACTGGTGAAAACGCCGGTACATGGGGAACGAAGACTAATACTAATTTACAAATTATAGAACAAATATCTGGCGGATATATTGCTAAGTCAATAGCAGGTGGAGCTCAAACAACTGCTTTAGCAGTATCTGATGGATCAACTGGTGCAGAACTATCTCACAGAATGATTGAGTTTACAGGAACTATTACAGGTAATCAGATTGTAACTATTCCAATTGATGTTCAAACTTTTTATTTTTTAAGAAACTCAACATCAGGCGCATATACAGTTCAATTTAAATATGCATCTGGTTCAGGAGACT